AAGCATCTACACCACTACCAGCCGCAGAGCCGACTTTGGTAACGCCGCCGATGGTTAGTGTACTTGCCATGTCTACAGCGCCATCAATATCAACAATGTCAAGATTGGCTGTGCCGTCAACGTCCAAGTCTGTACCAACGTATAGCTTTTTAGCAACACCCATACCACCAGCAACAGTGAGGACACCGCTTGTTGAGCTGGACGCGTCAGTGGTGGCCGAAACAGAAACAACACCACCACTAGAAATAGCGATTGCGTTAGTGTCCGAAGCGGAACCAATTGTGCCAGCGTCTGGAATCACAATACTGCCGCCGACGGTCATCAGGCCGCCGCCGGTATATGTCCCTGAAACATCCAGGTTTGCATTAATATCACAGAGAGTTGCAGTAATCTCTACCTCATCAGTAGCGTGAATATCAAGCACAGTTGCTGACGGAGCATAAATATATTGTGATGCGTCGTTGAACTGAAGTGCCATTGTTGAGTTCAAACGAAGTCCTGTATCTGCGATATGTGTCAAGGTGACATCCGAATCATCGCCAAACTTAACGATAACTCCGTCATCTTGAAGATCAAGAACAGGCGCATCGAGAATAACTGATCCATCTGCTTCAATCTCCAGGTTGGTGTCAGAGACCTGCTTAATATGAGTTGCAGAATCACCAAATTGGAGCTGCATGCTGGAATTCAAAAGAATACCAGTATCTGCAACGTGAGTTAACGTAACTTCTTGGTCATGACCAAGTTTGATAGCCTTGCCATCAGCCATATAAAGGTCGCCCCACTCCATTGAGGTGCTACCTAGGTCAGCTTGAGTATTCTGCTCGTTTATATCTTGCGGTAACAGAGCAGTTGTTATTGCTAGCCGGTTGTTGTTTAGCATTGTTCTTGCCATTTGTGTTGATCCTCCTCCTCCACCTTGTGCGCTGCCACCGGACATGCCAGAGACACCAAAATTAGTAGAGTCGTTTGTTGTTATGGTTACATTAGCCCCCGTTCCGTGGGCATCGTTCGTTAAACTAACTACATTCGAACTAACTGTTGCTGTAATCGCTATCGGCAATGCGTTGATCAGTTTTTTAAGTTGATCAGCAATCTCTGCTGCTGTTAAGTCTCCATGTGAAACCTCATATGGAGTACCCTTCCAACAATAGCCAACTGTATCATATGCATTCAAATTCGTAATAGCATAATTACTCCCTGAATGTGATGCATAAGCAGCAATACCAAAATACTCAGAAGCGGAAGATGTGGTTGTCCAAGATCCGCTGTGCCTATCCAGACCAACCGATATACCGGCATGTTCTGGACCTCTGTCTGTACTCTCCGGGGAGTACAAATATAACTGAGTCATACTTGTACTGGGAGTGGTACTCGTCTGTGTTGCATTTGAGCCATTCTTAACTAAAACTGTTAAGTCGAAACTATCATTATCAATAGCATCCTGTATACAAACCTTGATACCATAGATTATACCACCAACAATACCAGTAACGCCGTTATTGGCTGTTACTTCGTATACGCCAGTCGAGATCTTACGAGATTGACTGTTGTAAGCATCATCGACGGCTGAACCGGAAGTTCCTGACGTCGCAGTGGAAAATCTAATAGATATTTTATTACCTACTGTATCAGATATCCACAGCTTTGCAGGGTAGGTTCCATCCATACCCCAATCATCGTCGAAACTATTGTACGACCAGTTACCTCCACCAATCCTCAAGTACATTTGAGGGCGACTTGAAGAGGTGCTATTCGTTGAAGTCGTAAACAAGTTTGCGTTCTTCGACGTTACATTGTGGTCTGTGGGGCCGTCTCTGGTATTAAACGTGACTTCACTGTGGATCGTACCTTGACCATCGTCGACGACAACGGTACTTCCATCTGTATCCGGATTTCCATTAATTGTAATGGAGCCTGTTGCTTTTGCCATCTATTTTTTCCTCCTATAAAAGATAGGACCATTTTGCGACAAAACTGAATTTAAAAATTATTAAATAAAAAGGGGGAAAACTAAAGGAAAGATTAACTGAAGTTACTAGACAAACACTCTAATGTATATAGTAATTCAGTTCTTTAAGAGAACAATACTTTTTTTAAGTTTCTTATTATGTTATCAAACTTGCAAAAGTCGGACTGTAAAAATTCTAAAGATCTCATTTGGCACTCATCCGAGGCGTCATCAAATTCGAAATAGAATTTTCCACTGTCCAATCTTTTGCAACTAAGTAGTTTAAAATTATGAAGTTGTAGGTACGCGGCGATTCCGATATCGCTTGTTACATAAGTTTTCTTATCATTGCTCATGTTATAAATAGTCTCCCTGAGTTTGTTTTCTTTAACAAAAAGAATAAAAGATATGCCTGACGGTCTTTTCTTATTCTTCTCTCAAGATAAACTCACCTGAATCGTTTGGTTCGTCAGGAAGTCGTAAGTTATACATCGCTTCTTCTGGAAGGCCACTTGAATCTCTCAACTCTTGTACTCTCTCGGCAAGATTAGTTTCAATTGCTTCCAAAGAGTTCATAATTTTTCTCTTTCTTATCTCGTATTCAATACAAAGCTCCGAGAGCGAACTTCTCAAGCTGTTAGAGGCGTTACGTAACTGGACGATTGGAGCCACAGCCTCCCACTCAATCTCCAGGCGCGGTGGGGGACTAGCCGGCTGGCCAGCTTGGTCGGCCTCCTGTCCCCCCTCTTCTTCTAAAAGCTCCTCAATCTGAGATGCAATTGGGTCTTCGATCATTTCCTTTTTCTCCTTTTCTGATAGTTCTAATTTGCTAGATAGATCGTCTATCCGATCCAAAACTTTATTTAGTCTGTCTTTGAGACTCATTGCCTTATATCCTCCTTTACCTGTCTATTATATAGGTGCAAAAAACAGTAGAATCCTCATCTATGTTGTAATTAAAAGTAATATTTCGATTTAGTATCGTATAGTCTCTGTTCGCTCCAGGAAATTGCAACTGACCGTCGACGAAAATCGTCTCACTGTCTGATTTCACGTCCTTTGAGGTTGTAAAATTTCTGCCGGCAGCTTCGCCGGTGTCCTTTATCAGTTCTCGAAAGGCGAAAAACTCATTAAGCACTGTCGAAAAATTATTGGTAGTCACAACATTTCCACTATTTTGAAAACCGCCCATAAAACCTGCCCCAATAGCAGGAATATTAGAAAAGTTTTGACCCACAAACGAAGGTCCAAATTCTCTAACCAGTTCCTGCATTGTAACGCCGGCCAGACCATAATATGCGCCATACTCATGATCTGGAATTTCTCTTAAAGAAATTCTCTCTCTTGGTGTCTTAATCTCTACGAAATTTTCCCTCACTGCAAAATGAGGACGCTCTCTGTTCTTTCCTTCTCCCACCAAATACCCGATAACAGAGACAGAAATCTTGGTTTCGAATCTTCTTTCCTCCGAAGTGTAATTATCTAGGTTGGTGGTCTGCGTAAATCCCTGATCTATAAACGCTTCGTACTTATGCTCTTCTTCTGATATCGACACGAAATTTATGGTCCCGGGTTTTGTTATAAAGGGCAGCATCAAATCATTTAGCTGCTGTTGATACTCTGTTCTTATAAGTATATCATATTTTACAGAAATATTAACTGGCATTGGCACAGAAATTGTTTTGTATACTTTTTTCTTATTCTCGCGAGGGAAGCCAGACTGATTAAACATTCGATTATTGTCTGCATGGGCAAAGTTTCGTGACTTATCTTGATATATCACTCGATGTGTGGCAATGGCGCCGCCCTGTTCATCGTTAATCTCTGGAACATTTCCGTGAAATGCGGCGCGCTTAGCAGGATCTTTAGTCATCTCTGTTCTAGCTACAGTTATAAGTGGCAACTTAAGCATACCGCTAGCGTCTCGAATTTCAGAATCCTTCTTACTCTGAAATGCCCTTTCTGCAGAAGCCCATATAACAGGTACTTTCTTCCAACCCTTGTTTGTTTCTGAAAATAGCTTTAGCTTTTCCACATAGTTCATCATTGCCCTGTCTATCGTTTCAATTGTCGAAGGGTTGAAGTAAAGCTTTAAAAGGCTGTGATCTTTATCATACTCAGCTTGCATCAAAAAGTCCCTCTCTTGCTCTTACGCAGGATGCTGCAATTTCGAATTTGGATTCTACTTGTCCGAACAGCCATTTCGGCTCCTCGAGAGTCAATATTTCATAATATTGTTCCCCGAACAGTATAAAGTCGCCTTCCCTAACAAAAAGGTCTTGATCCTCTGTCAACCTTCTTTTGTGAAAAAACACATCTATCTTTTCTATCCTGTCGACACCCAAGCTTGTTGTTGTAGTTTCTTGAGACGTATATTTAACCAGCGCGTGGACCCTAATTGGGTTTAAAAAATTCTTTTCAATCGCCTCTCCATAGAGAGTGTGAAAGTTCGTGTGTTCTATACTGATAGGATGATAAAGAATCGTCTGACCTACGACGCGCTCAATAACCTCATCGTTAACCTGCTTTACAAAGTCTTTTTCCTTCTTTCCGACAAACATCGGAGGAGGTGGCTTAGCCGGTTGTTCCCATTTATTATCAGACATGCTATTAGAACCTCATTATCCTACAAATATATAGTTTGGTACCTGGGTCATAACTTTCTGTGAATTTTCTATTAACGTAGCATCATCACCTGCAAGCTTACTATATGTCATTTCTGCCAAAGTCTCCTTGAGTTCGGTTCTAAGTTTCTCTTGCTCTTCTTTGCCCTCTGATAATAAAGCCGTACCATTCAGCGTTATGCTGTCCCCAGGTACAGGGATAGAATTAAACTTACTCCTAACTTGCCCCAAAGTCTCTTTACACAATGCTAGGGCAAATCTTCGAATCCATTGCTTTCCTATCGAGTTTATATTTTCAAATGGCAAATTACCCAAAGGAATTGTGTTCAAATTGTTTACGCCGCCGGTCTGTGTATCCTCCGATTCCCAAACGTCAGATGGTACAGTAAACTCTATCCACATGTGATCGGGCGTGTGTGCCGATGGTATAGGATATAATCTTATTGTAGAATTATTCCTTATCTCATACGAATAATGAGACATCCTAGTGTAAATCGCATCCTCAAATGCTAAAGATTGTTGCTTGTTTTGCCACGTTGGCACAAGTTGAAAGGAGGAATCATCTGAAAATTGCCCATAGTTATGGAGGTTTCCAACTACGTTTAACCCCCCATAATAGCCAAAGAACCTCCACATTGCGGCCGGAGTCTTATAATAAACCTTGGTTATTAGTATTTTTCGGCCATTAATTCTTCCGACATATTCAGACCCGGCGCCTGAAGTGAAGTCTGTTGAAGAAATATCTGTAACCCCTGAAAAATCAACTGATTTGTTCCCTACCGTGCCTGCTATATCTTGCGTAAGTGTAAGTGTGCCCGGGCTGGGATTGGTTGCTGTAACCTTTAGATTAACACTCGAGTCATTTATTGCATTCATTATGGCTATAGAAATGGGGCCAACGTCTGCCACCCCGTTCAACCCTATTCTGCCATTTACCGTTTCTGCTGTCGTAGAATCAAAAGTAAATTTTGCTACTCGACCTTGAGAGTCGACTAGCTTAAAAGAGTCCCCATTGAGCCCCGCTGCATCGGCATCTGATGTAACGGTTATTGTAGCGGTGGCAGCAGTGCCGTCCTCGTTGTCCAAAATCGTCTGCAAATTGTAGTCCTGAATTCCATCAGTCACTGCAAAGGATGCAGAATAATGATTGTTGCTGCCTTTAAGTCCTATTTCTGCGGAGATGCCCTCACTGACGCGTCGAGCCATGGCATAATCAAAAAGAGGATACTTAAGCGCAACATGTTGACCATCAAGAGATGCATACAGATCAGAGCCCGACATCAGATTCCCCTTATGATCAAAGGATCCAGTAGAGTTGCCCAAAACATCAGAAATGACGTTATTTGCTTGGTGTAAGTTTAATATATAAGAGTATTCTAGTACTGCCTCTTCGTAAGCGGAATAGACGCTCCCCTCAGTCAACTCTATATCAAGTACATCGCCACCCAATTTCTTATAAACATAGGATACTTGCTCTGTTGCACCAGAAACAAACATCGATGAATAAAGGGGTGCCGATTCATCTGAATATATTCTATATGGAACATGTGCATCGACGTTTGCAAAGCTTCCTGTTGCAGGAAGTGTTACTGCACTAATTGCGCTTGATGGAGTAAGAACAGGTACCGACATTCATTGAGTCCTCGCTTGTTTATAAAGAATGTTATCAAACTAAATAGTTAACGGACTCAATAAAAGCCTCAAGCTTTCGCAGCTGCTTTAGTTTTTCTCGTTGTGCGACGAGTTGTGTTTGTCTTGTTAGTGTTTGTGCGCTTTTTTGTACTAGTCTTCTTTGGTGTCGCAACTCTCTTTGTGGTCGTTGCTTTCTTCGTAGTCGTCGTTGGCCTTGTCACCGTCTCTGTTTCAGCCGTTTCGTTGTTCGTTTCTGTTGTGGCCGATTCATTGTTCGTGTTATCTGTCGTGGTTGTTTCCTTTATCTGTACTAAAGCATTCGGAATGCTAGCTAGTGCTTCTTCGACGGTTTCGAGTGCCGGCTCGATGATTTCAGGGGAATCCTCCACTATCGCGTCGACGACCTCGACTGTGGATCCTGTTAATCTTGCGATCGTTTCGCGAATCGCTGCATATTTCTTCGCATATTTTGCTCTTGTAAGTCTCTTGTTTCTCTTGCCCATTATAAACTCCTTTGTCTAGGCTATATAATAAGTAGTTTCATAAAATAGAAAACCCCAAGCCATAAGACTTGGGGCTGATTCTATTGATAAGGCGAAGTTATTATTTATTAAGAGGTTGTGAGAGCAGTTGCTACAGCAACGCACCCAAGAGCGTACCAAGAGGTACCGTCTGTAAAAATCTCCAACTGATCACCTTTTAGTGCTACATCGTCGATGATGTTAACCTGAGCAGTGCCACCGGTGAGAACAACCGTTGCACCGTCGACTGCGGCAGAAGCCACAAGCTCAATTGTATCAGAGCCTGTCAAATCTACAGTAATGTTACCTGCAGTGAGATTTGCCGACATAACAATCTTACACCACCAGCCTTTTCCTGCTGCTGATGCTGCTGGTAAAACGATCGCGCCTGTAAAGTTACCCGCCATGAAGATAGTTCCGCAATCTGCAACTTCAACATTCTTTGCTGCTGAGAGTGCCTCAATCTTCTTTCTATCCGCACTATATCTTCCTAATTTACTCATTTAAATGATCTCCTTTTTATGCTTTAAATTTTCAAGGCATAAATCGCCTTATCCTTATCTATACTGTAAATAGTTTCCTAAAAACAAAAAGCCCCTTCAAATTAATGAAGGGGCTTTAAATTTGCTAGCTAGTCAAATATTAACTAGCGCCGGCCTCACCAAGCAAGCCTCGTACGATGACGATGCCATACAAGTCGGGACGAACCATCTGCTTAGCGTATCGAGTCATCACACCCTTGCGAGGCACGAAGTCTTCGACACCGAAGATGGTAGGAGTGACCTGCAGCGGTACATACGGGGCGTACACATAGCCACTCTCAAGGAAGGAGCTTCCCTTGCGACCCACAAGGATCACATTTCGCAGGAAGTAAGGGTCAACAAAAACATCAAACTTCTTACTGAGCGAACCAGTCTTTAGGGCGCCAATAGTGCCCTTATCCTGGTCTGCAACAACACTTGCGCGAAAGCCGCTCGTGAACTCAAGAATGTTTGCAACCTCAGGGGAACAAACAACAAAGTTTGCGCCTCCGCGGAGCGTCTTTCTATGAATCTGAGCACTAACATCGTTGATAGTTTCAATGAGCGTCTCATACCACTCACTAACAGTACCAGTAAAGTCAGGTGCTGCAGAGGTTGCGCCAAGTTCCTGGCCCTGTGCGTCAACAAAGAGGCCCGGGGCGCGGCTCCAGTAGCGAGTGCCGGCTGTAGCTCCCTGGACTAGATCTCCAAGAATTTCACGGTCAATTTCCAAAGCAATCTGCTCTGAAAGGATGCCCGTTAGCTCTACTTCTGCGTCAAGGTTGTGGTATGCGTTGAGATCTTGACCCAACTCAGGAGTCCACTTAGCCTTGAGTTTCTTAGTCTGAGCAGTTACGGCGATAGAGTCGACCTTGATATCGATCTCAGCCATATCTTCGCTTCCTTCGAGTTCCCAGCCCTGAGCTGAAGAAGAACCAGCAACTGCACCCAAGCCGGATGGATCACCACCCGAAACAAACTGATCTGAAATTGGAAATCGAATACCAAAGTTGTCAGCATCATCGAGGGCTGCATCACGGGTGTCAGCGCGGTCGACATGCAACACGAGCGGCGCGTCGCCGGCGCCGTTCTGGCCGGCTGAGGCATCGACCATGATCGTTGAGCCGCAAACCAAGACGAACCTCACGTAGTCCTTACCGCCAACTTTTTGCAATTTAGTTAATCGCCGAACAAGCTGAACTGGCTCAGTGGCTGCAGCGCCCATAAGACGATGGGTGTCATTCGTGGAGGCATCATAAACCACAATGTGGCCGTTGTCGTCACGCTGAAGATCTATGGCTGTTAAAGCGTCTTTATTTAGACCCACGAGGTGTCGGCCCATGGTTCCGCCGTCTACGTCATCTGCTCCATCAAGAACCAAAATTCTAGCTGTGGAGTCTTTTGCCCCAAGGTCCAAAATGTCTGGATCATAATCAATGATCTTCTTTTCTGCTTCGGTTAGTGCAGAGATCAAGGCGCCGCCGGCCGCGAGGGTGCCGATGGCGGGAGTATTAAGGAACTGAAAGCCCTCCGAGTCCGCGGCGTTGATAGCGCCTGTGGTATGCGTACGACCAGTATTGAGATCGTAAAGCCCACCGGGTCCGGATTGCTCGGCCGTCGTGGTGCTTAGTTCCAAATCGACTCCACCAGTCACGGCTCGAGCTACGACGTTGCCGCCATAAACAGAGTCACCGCGGTCGGCACGGACATTCGCACGAGTATCCGGGCTGTGGACAAAGTCAAGGAAAAAGATAAGACCAGATGGCAAGCTCATTGGCTGAACTGACACAAGGTCGTTTGCAATCAATCCACCGAATACACGACGAACGATTGGGAATGCAACTGCGGCGAAGCCTTCGACATCACCTGCAGACATTGAAGAAGCCTCACGAAGAAGCTCTTTGGCCTGGTTCTCCAGGAGAACGGCCATGGATTGCTTATTGCGGCCAGTGTCTAGTCCTTCTAAAAGACCAGTCTTTTGCCACTTAGAAAGTAGTGCTTCACCCTCGCGACCAACGTCACGAGAAACAATACCTTCAGTTAATTTCTGTAAAACAGACATGGTATAGTAACCTCCTTAAATTCTTTATTTTTTTATGTTATACCTGCTAGTTTTCTCATTCTATCGAAGAAAGGATTTCCAGCGTCCTCTTTTGTTTGCTGTCTAGCAGCAATTAATAGCGACGATTTCCTACTTGCAACTTCATTCAGCGAATCTGGAACAGTTTGTTTTGTTGTTGTTCCCACTGCATGTTTAAGTGTTTCAAAAATAGTTTTCGCTTCTTGTACCGAATCAGTTTTGGAAATCGCTTCGACAACTTTTTGTTTTTGTCGCTCATTCAAGGAGGGGTTTTCTAAAGTCTGATTGATATATAATAGCTTCGCGTTGGAGACATTCACTTGTTCCAACTTTTCTTGCAAAGTCTTCAAAACAGATTTGAGTTTCTTGTTTTCTTTACGAAATTTCAAAGCTGCTTTGCCTAAAATAATATTTTCTTTTTGTATTTCTTTTGAGTCTTCTTTGGGACAGGTACACGGAGCGTCATCATCTTCTCCGGAGCACTTCTTGCACGCGTCACCATTAGCGCCTGCATCCCGGGCTTTGAGCCTGTCTTCTGCATCGGGATCTGCGCTTCCTGCCCAGCCCGTATCAGTTTCTTTCGGAATGCTTGCGGTGTTTAATTCTTCATAAAGCATGTTCAAGTCGACGTCCACCTCTTCTTGCAGCGGGGGAAGGCCGCCTGCTTCGGGAGCGGGAGCAACATCAGTGGCGGCTGCATCTGGCGCAACTTCCGTATCGAACCCCATATCGTCACCCATGCCAAAGTCTTCTTCTGCAGAAAGATCTTCCAAATCTTCAAGACCTATCTCCATCTGATCATCGCCGTCTGGATGTACATACTTTTCTAAGTCTGCCAACTCTTTTTCGTCGGCCAGATCATCAAAATCTGCCTCAAGCTGGTCTAAGTTAATTCGTATAAGTCTATCATCTTCGGGGTCGGCCCGAAAACCGTCTGGAATGTCTTCAATATAATCTGCTCCGGTGTCGTCATCTTCGGTCGCTTCGGGATCACCCATTGGATCGGCCATTGGGTCGGCCATTGGGTCGGCCATTGGGTCGGCTTCTTGCTCGAGAAGGGTGTTCATGGCACTTTTGACTTCTTGAGAATATTTCTCTATAACAATATTCTCAGCATTTTTCAATGCAGCCTCTTTTAAAGCTTTTGCATCAACAATAGCCTTTTCTAGTAACGAAGACATATAATTACTAACTCCTGAAATTCAATATACGTATACAAAAAAGAGTATTCTCTTATAATTAGTAACTAGTTTTATAAAAAGAAGTAAAATTTAGAAGGTAGAACAGGCGGCATGAACATCCGAAGCATTAGTGACGTTGAATGCTACTAAATCGGCCCCAGCGATTTCTATAATTTTTGTTTTAGCTGCCGCAAGCGTTACAGTTTCGGCGCCTATCAACAACTCAGACCATTTACCGGAGGCGTAGTGAAAAACCCAAACGTTCACAACTGTCCCATTGGTGCTAGAAATTAAGTGCAAAAACCTTTGATTTTGTGTTGAATACACGCCACTTGCTGATTTAGCTAAACTAGTCGAGCCGGCCGCGATTTGGGCGTCCGTTATTGCCTTTGCCGCGGCAATGGATGCTACGTGAACAACCGCTGTCTTATCTGCACCTGCGATATTTTTTGGTCTTCTCGTTCTACCCCAACTACTGTGTGTATGAAATCCTGAGCTTGTGCTTGCTGCCATCTTAAACTATTCTCCTATTGTATAACTAGTCTTTAAACTTTTCTTTGTGCTTATTTGTTGACTCTTGAGAGCGTCTTTTTTTGTTTGCCCTCTTCAATCTTCTCTTTTCTGACTTTTTGGTGTAGTGTCTTCTTTCTCTTACTTCATCCAGAATGCCAGATTTCTTAACCTTTCTCGTAAACTTCTTCAACATTCTCGCAAACTGCTCTTGGTCTCTTATATATACTTCAACATGAACTGGCTTTGCCATTATACAATCCTATTTTTTTAACCTTTCCCAGCTAGACCCTGCAATGTTTAAGATTCCAGATATATCAACACCCGCGTCGCCCGGTGCAATATGTGAAAGCGGCGAAGAAGGTGAAGTTTCTGAGTTCGGAGCACCACCAGATCTCAAAGGTTCTGTCCCCTCAAAGATCCCCTTCATTGAAGAGTTTCCTATAGCGTCCAGCATCTTTTTTTTCGTCTCTTCTAGTTTTTTGCGCTGAGCCTGCTGCGACAAATTAAGAGAATTGTCTTTTGCAGGCTGCACAACCTCCACAGTGTTTTGCTTTTCCACCAAAGACCTTGCGGAAGTAAGCCCATAAGCAACTTCTGCAATAATTGTCGAAAGCGTCCCCTCCTCAAAAAGAACCTCCTTCACACAGTCTTTTATCATTTCTTTAAGTTCTGATTTCTTCATTTTTCACGCTTATATAATATCTCATTCAAAGATCTGCTAATTTTGTCTGCTTTTGTAAATATATTCGGCTTCTCGCGGGCCTCCTTCATCATAAAAGCGCCTGGGGTGGAAGGATCCGAAACCATATCAAAACAAATTAAAGTGAAATCATCTTCGACCATGGTCGCACCATTTGATTCTTTAACTGAGCCCATTCCCCTTGAAGAAATTCCCAACTTTACGCCGGCTGTTATCAAAGACTTCAATACATTTCCAGAAGGAGTGTTCAAAACTTCTATCTTTCCCATGACCTTGTCCCCATCCGACCAAATCTCTGTGACCAAGTGAGAACAGTTAGCCAAGTTTATAACAGAAGAATCTGGGTGATCTAATTCTCCCAAGGCTCTCCTCTCTTCCACCATTTTCTTATAATTTTTGACCTCTCTCATCAGGACACTTCGGGGATATATGCGACCATTGCCATTTTGAGTTTCAGCCATCTGCATAACACCCGATAAGATAATAGCACCATTTGCCACTCGACGTTTTTCGTCTTCAGTTAGCAAATCCTGGCATATACCACCTTCACATAATTCGTAATATTCTCTTAACAGTTTCATCTCTTATAAATACTCCAACTCTAAAAGCGGGGGCCACCCGCATCAACTATGATCCTTTACAACAATTGGCGACCGGTCGAATCATCCATCTTATTTTTGTCAATGGTCTCATGTTTACCTCCTAAATCAATCTTTATGCCACAATCTCCAAAGATCATGTTTAATATATAACTTGTACCTGAGCTCAAACATGCCAAACCGAATCCCGTCGCCAAACTATAATCATAAGTAAATAGTTCAGTATAATCGTTAAACAACCACAAAATCCAACCAACATGAAAACCCACACACATAGGACAGGATAAAAGCTCTGCAAACCACCCTCGTGTAGGGCGAACTTTATCTAAAATCTTCCCATATACTATAATCTGAGTAAACCCAAAAGCAATTAATACAAAATATAATAAACTCAATCTTCCTCGCCTTCGCTTTCTCGCAATACAGAATAATTATACATCATACCAAACGGACGCACACGAGAATCGTGAGACCCCTTCTTTGCAGCGTGCGGTACGTCTCCCAACTCAGTAGAGTGTTCAGAATCAGGATGCAGCACATGGTCGAGATGATCATCTTCAATCTTCTTCAGATTACCAAAATATGGACGCTCCTCCTTAACGTATTCATACAAGCTATATAAAGTAGCTTGGATTGAATCTACGCCCGGGATTGAGGACTCTATAATATCGGCTTCAAGAGAGCCATATACATTACCTCCCCTAATCGACCCGGGGTCAACCACACCCTTTTTTACAAGAAACTTGTACATCCTGTCTTGTGAAGAATAAACCTTATCAGACATCTCGTTCTTTGGGAAAGAAATACACTTCTTTTTTTCTTTCATTACAACAATATCTAGATCTTCGTGGTCAAGAATTAAGATATTTCCATCCAAAGTGCGGCGGGCACTTAAATGAATCGGAACTGGGATCCCTTTTATCTTTACATCTATCGACATAGCTTACTCACCTAGCTCCGCTGCAAGCTTCTGAATCTTTAACACTTCTTCCATCATGTCTTCGTTTATTGCTACTTTTTTGTATGATTCAAGTATCTCTAGCACTTCTGTAATCTTTTTGTCGATATCAGGATTGCTAGTCACCAACTCTTTTGTCCTGGAAGTTTCGAGAATCCCCCTTAACCTTCCAACCTCCTCGTTCAAAAAAATCTTCAGAGACAAAGAATTGTCTGAAAAGGATGAAATGTATCTTGTTAGCAGCTCTTTCTGTTCCTCTAGCAACCCTTCTGAGTATTCTTTGTTAAACTGCTCTGTGAATGTTTTGTAAACAATGTTGTCTATTGGCTCCTTTATATCTTCTGTCGGGTGGTCGACTGAGGATGACATCTGACCCACTATCCTTTCTTCTAAAAGAACTCTGTCGTGAACTGGAAGCTTTTCATTAAAAATAGAATATACAGATGCCAAGCTCTTATAATTTGGTACAAATTTTGTGAATATCTTATTAGATAAAACTCGATTAATCTTGTTTATGAGATTACTTTGTTCCTTGAAAATTTTCTTTTTATCCAATTTAGAATAACAGACTTTTGCCTCACTTACTATTTTCTCTGCGAGGTTCTTATCTATCTCTGTTGTCTCGTAAATAGACCGATAAAGCCCCAACTCTTCATTCAAAGAACTTTCGGAATGAAAATGCTCCTTTATAATTGAAACGATCTTGTTTTGTTTGTTTCTGTTTTTCTTAATAATTGAAGTTGTCAATTCTCGGATTAAAGCCTCATAAACAAACGCAGTATTTCTTTTCTTATTATGTTTTAGTCTCATCTTTTTTCCTCGATTTTAATGATTCGTGCAACTGTTTTAATTCTAAGTTTAAAGTTAAAATTTCTTTCTCTTCTCTACTATAAGTAGTTTCTTTATTCTCATAAATCCCCCTACCTATACTCATTAAATCCAGCGCCCCCGGAAAAACGTTCCTTGGGGTGGATTTGGACTTCTCAGAGGCATAAGATCCTTTATATGTTTTCTTTCTAGGGCCGGATGTTTTTCTTCTGTCTCCTCCCTTCTTGTCTCGTGGTGTATATTTCTTGCCTTTTGATCGTGAGGTGGTTGTACGGCCGTCAGGAGTGACCCACTTAAAAGTATCATCGTCTCTCTTGCCGGGTGCGGCCAATAAAGCGCCCTCTGCTTCTGGTTCTGGTGCAGCCTCTCCGCCGGCGTCGCCGGGTGCCTCCATTCCACCTTCGCCACCCATACCCATGTCTCCACCCAGCTCAGCCTCGGGTCCGACGCCGCCCATACCTCCGGGCTCGGCTCCCATTGCGCCGGCGTCGGCGCCTGCTGTTTGGGCAGCTTGCTCCATCTCGCCGGCCGATTCGAGAGCAGCATCAAACCTTCGATCATTGTACATCTCTCTTCTATTTCTCACAAACTCATCCTGAGTCATACCAAACATCTTTTGAGCCAGCCATCTTTTGCTAAAAAATCCTTCGGTGGCGCCTGTCGCGACTTCAAACTTGGTCTTCCAGTGCTCTAGTTCTTGAAGTTCTGCAATTTTTGAAGGGTTATTCAGGTTGATCTTAAATGAAACCAGATCCTCCTCCCTATATCCCAGAACATACAAGTGAACAATTCCTATCTTTTCAAGTTCCGTAGTTACCGACCTTTGAAGTCTTTGTACCGTTCTTGCAAAGCGAATATCCTTTTGGGCTAAAGTGCTTTTATCCTCTTCTCCTCCTTCTGTCGACCTAGCTAAATAAGACGGAGGTATCTTCAAGGCAGAGAACAGCTTGTCTCTCAGGTATTTGACATCATCAATGTCTCCGGTGTATTGTCCTCCCTTAATAGATTCTATCTTGGTTCCACTCATTTGACCTCGCACAGGTATAAAATAGTCCTCCTCTATCGACATCGGATTATACCTTAAGTCCACACGGCCAGTAGTGGGGTCAACTACTTGATTCCTCTTCATTTGGGTCATAGCCTTTTGCATAAATTGTTCAACGTCCTGTGGGGGAACATTGCCTACATCAATATAGAAGGCTCTTCTCTCTGGAGATCTAACAATTCGATACGCCATCATCGCGTCTTCTAATAATGTTAGTTGTCTCCAAATACGGCGGGCGGGCTCCAGAGTGCTTGTTCCGTATGGGTTATACTTATCATTTCCCAATATTCTAAAGTGTGCTACTTGCCAATTCTCAAACGTCATCCCTGCAGAGTTCCACTGAAACTGCACATAGTTTGGATTTGATTTATCTTCTCCTTCCATTCTTTCCACTTCTTGCGAAGGTAACCCTATCACGCTCTGGATTCCTCTAATCTCATCGATATCCATGTATAAAAAGAAGTCTCCATACTTACACATCGAGCGACACCAGGTAAAAAGATTATATTCTATGTTGATAATGTTATAATATAGCGATTCAAGAATTGACTTTATTTCTTCGTTATGGCAATCGATATTCAACAAGGGTTGTATCTTGCTATGAGTGGTCATTTCGTCTGCATAAATATCTAAAGCCGATGCAATCTCAGGAGTGTATTCCATTTGATCAAAATCTACGTACCTTTCTGTACGCTGCTGTGCTGCTAAGACATTTGCCTGTAGGTTGGCATAGGGATCATAGGCCGTTTTCTTAAATTGGCGGCCGCTGACCGAAACAAACCTTTGTGCATACTTGTCTAAATCAATTCTTCTTAGTCTGTGGTTTGTTTGTGTTCTATAATTTGTTAGTGGGCCCGATAAAAGGCGAGTAAGCCTCCTAAAGAGTAAACTGTCCGGGTTTCTACTTGTTTTTTTCTCAGCCATTAAACCTCTTATCCTTTATACAGCCACGAATAGTTATCAACGTTCTTACTGTGCTCTTTTATCCTATCATACATTTTGGTATTTTTTTGCTTAATCATACCGTTAATTGCGGTATCTAAATTGTTATTATATTTAGTTATCGAAGATAACATAGCTTTCTTGTATTCGGCATCTCTTTGATTGACAACCAAAGCCGTGTCCCTTATCCAGCACCCGATGGCGCAAGCAATTACTAAATCGTCGTTATATGATCTCATAGCTTCTGGCTTTCCATTGTGCCAAATAAAAGTTTTCATCTCGCTCAGCAATCTTGGCGAGTATATTTTAATTAGGTCATTTCTAATAAATTCTTCCATCTTCGCTATAACCAAGGGTCTTGTTTTGGAAGTCATGGTAAACCCGGCGACTGAATTGTTCATAACTTCTGCCTGATATTGTTCTACGAACTCATGAGTAGACTTTATTGAATAATATAAATTAGGATAATTGTACTCCTTTAGCTTCTCAAGAACCGCAAAACCAACTGAATTGTTTTCCACAACCAACAAGCAATTTCCGTACTCTCTTCCAGCGTCATGCACCACCCTAGAGAACAAGTCGGGTGTTAATTTTCCCCTGTATTCTGCTACCAATTCCATTGTTTCAAGTTTAAATACATGAAACACCGAAAAATCTTGTCCGTCTCCTCTTGCCACATCTGCTGTTAACAGGTAGGTCGCGGAGGGATCATACTCTTGCCATATCCAATAGTTTCTGTCTACGCCAGTTCTATATTTTGGATCTAAAATTGATGCTTGCAAGCGTTCGAGATCCGTAGGATCAAAAACCCCCTCGCCTGACATATTGAAGTTGCACTCTAGCTCTTGGGCGATTTCTCTTCTAGACATGTTTTTTGTTTCTTTTTCAAACCATTCTTCATCTCTGTCTGGATGTAGATCCCATGGCAATTTTGTTGGAAAAAAGTCATTTGAACCAGATTCAGAGTCCACATACGTCCTGTGAAACCAGTTACCTACACCATTTGGAGTAGAGAGGGCTATGCAGCGGCCGCCAGTAGAAAGTGTGGGATACAAGCCAACCCATAATTCAGAAAGGTTTTCAACATGTGCAGCCTCGTCAACCACTAAAAGAGATAATGCCTCTGAGCGACCCGCATCGGCAGAAGTCGATGAGGCTTTTATTTGAGAGCCGTTTGTTAATTCGAATGAAGTTCTGTTGTCTATACTGACTTTTGAAATCTGCAGCCACTCTGGTAACGTTCTTATGATCGTTTTCACCTTTTTAACCAAGTTTGCTGCCGTGTGAAATTTGGTCGCGATGACCAGGACATTCTTCTCTCTATGGAAAAGCATCAGCCAAACCACATAGGCCGCCGTAATAGTGGATATGCCCAACTGGCGGGCCTTTAATATAACATTAAACCTGTGATCTTGAAATTTTTCTACTAAATCTCTTTGAAAGTCATATAAGTGAAAGGGGACTAGCCCTTTTTGAGGATGGGTGATTTTACAATAATTGTTTATAAAATAATCTGGCTGCTTGCCGCATTTCAGAATTTCTTTTATTATTTGTTTTTTGGTTAGTCGAAAAACCATTAGAACAACTTGTCGTTCTTACCCTGTGAAAGCCACTTTTTAAAAGAATCTTCTAATCGATCTTCGCTCTCTTCGCCCACTGGCTCTGAGGTCACTCCCCCTATCTTATAGCTTTTGTGCGCCCTTACCGAAGTCCTTATTCTAGAAAGATACTCTACGACAACTTTGACCTCCTCCGGATCTGATAGTGATAGGGCGCGCCCAGTAATAGATTTATATTCTTTTTGGATAAATGACTTTATTTTCTCTATTCTCGATTCTATATCCGATTCGAAAGAACTTCCGTGAACCTCTTTGAGCGGGGGCTCTAGGTTGTAGTATATGCACAGCCTGTTCCCACCATGGATTCTTACTGAGAAACCATCTACAACCCTGGAATCAGTAATAGGGTTCCCCTCTTCTCTTTCTAGTCCTACCAATAAAGGTTCGAATTTATCATTTGTTGCTCCGTCGTGTGAGTTGGCCATCACTTGGGAGATTCCATTTACAATTTCTAATGTTGTTGCCATATTTTGCACTCCTCCTAATAAATAGTTCCGTATTTTGAACTTAGCAATAAATAATTAATTAAGGGCGCCACCCAGAAAGCCACCTTTCTTCTCTGTCTTCGACATACTGTATAAAACAACGAAAACAACAACAATATTTACTCATATAAATATCATCTGACAAATCTAGTGAATAGGTTTCACAAACCGGACAGGTTCTGGATCCCTTTTCTTCCTTTGGTGTGCGAAGTTTATTTTCTTTTCTTTTATAAAACTTTTTAAGACTCTTTAAGTGCTCTTTTTCTTTCTGCTGGTTCCATCCGGACTTAGGGTTCTTTGTTGCTTCCTTGCCATATTTTTCAGCGATCGCTTTTTCGATTTTAGCTATCTTATTGTAATCTTTTTTGTCTGTCATAGAGATAAAACTACTGCCAGGGTTGTCAAAACTCCTGTCACGAAACCCCCTGTTGCCCACCAAGCAGTATAATCATTTGGCCTTTTTATTGCCGCTTCGGTTAAGCGGTCGATCTCTCTATCTTTTATAAGGTTGATTTCCCTGTGTTGGTTGGTTAGCGTGTCGACTCTTAGTTTTAATTTATCAATCTCAAACTGATATTTAACTTTTTGCTTCTCTAGTTCGTACATAAGTTTGAGTTCGCATTTGGACCTCTCTCTTGCTGGGGCGGTAATAAGAATGGCATTTGCCTCATCGTCATAGCACCATGCTCCACCAATTGGGTCAAGGCCGATACTATTTAATATTTCCCCATCAGTAACTCGAGAAAACGAAACGGGCGGCAGAGGAATATCATTAGTGTTGGGTTGCGCGTAGACAGGAAGAGAAAGCGTCGCGATAAGACCAAACGCAAAAATCTTATTCCACAAACCTGAACCCAAATTCCTCTTCAATTCTTTTTCTAATTTCATCTGAATTTCCTTTTGATTTAACTATTACTTCTTTTATCTTATTTTTGTTTTCTTCTGATATTCTTTTTTCTTCTGATTCGAATTTTCTTTCGACTTCTTCTAAAACCTTTTCATACTTGTCTTCCAGGGAATCTCTTCTTAACAGTTCATCATTGTGACTTTTTCGTAAAGCTTCAACTTGCCTCCTGTAAGACTCTTTTTTGGCTTCCACCACCTCTATTAAAGAGTCTGTGTTTCTTCTGGTTAAAACATATACCACGATCGTCCATACAAACAAGAACGGCAGTTGCCAATGTTCTTTTAGCCAAATCCAAGACTCTTTTAGTACCTTTTTAACTATCAGCCAACTCATTCCATATCTCTCGAATATAATCTCGGGCCGTGTTTCCACTGAACTGCCATATCTACCAGTGCTTGAGTGCCAATATAAGCTAGCGTAATCGCTGTCCAATTATCACTTGTTACTGACCCATATAAGCACAAAACCGTAGCTGTTATCCAAGCCAAAAATTTTCTAGAAATAAACCTCTCTGTATATCTGTCCATAAACGCTTTAAAGCGTGCCATATTCAAAATCTCCTATATATTTACGTGGGCGTATCCGCCCTTTCTTTCAATGTTAATTTGCATATCTACGCAATCTTTTAAATTATCTAAATGAGATATCAACAAGACTGTTTTAAAATAACCTCGTATCATATCTAAAATTCGAACAAAACCTTCCATATTATCTTCGTCTAAAGCAGTCCCAGGTTCATCTAAAATAAATAGATCCGACTTGGGCAAACTTGAAACAGTTAAAAACGCCAAACGAATCGCCATAGACGCTATTGTTTTTTCTGCTCCGGAACCCATTTCTAGGGGGCGTGGTTCGTGCTTGGGGTGCTTTATAAAGATATCAAGCTTCTTGTCATCGTTTTGAATAAAAATCTCAAATTCTACAATGTTTGTCAAGATTTTTGCAATTTCTTGATTTATAATTGGCAACCTGTCTTTTATAATATCATAAGCAATACCGTTTGGGTGACAACACACCATAAGCAGATGGTATGCGGCAAAGTCTTCTTGCAAAGTTTGATATTCTTTATAAGTTTTCTTCATTTGCTTTAGCTCTTGTTCGCGGGCGCCTAGGCGCTTGTGGAGCTTTATAATTGCAAGCTCGCAAGATTCTAGCTGCTGTTCTTGTTCCTTCAAATCTTTCTTAAAAGAATTGCGCGTCAAGATCAAGCCCTTTAGGTTTTCAATTGCATCCCTATTTTCATGATATTCTGTATTTTTTTCTTCTAATTTCTCTAACTCTACCTGCTCCCTAAATAAAAGAGCGTCTGCTCTTTCTATTCGCAACCTAGAAGAAGCAACAGAAGTTGCAAGAGAGTTTCTTTTATCAATTAACAAGTTGTATTTATCGATATGACTGTTCACTCTTTCTGGTTCTAATTCTGCTATCTTTGCACCCAAATTGTTTATTTTTTGCGATAAATTTCCCATGTTTCTGTCGGTTATCTCCAACAATTGAACTGCAGAGTGCGCATCTTTAATAAACTTGCACGTTGGGTATTGACTACCGCACGGAACTTCTGACAATAAATTTTTCTTTTTTTCGTTTAAAGATTTGAACTCAGACTCCTCTTTCAACGAGGCAATCATCTCTGTTAGTTTTTCCTCATTTCCATTTATTATTTTTTTCTTCTCTTCGTATGAAGAAATGTCGAACTCTGATAAGAAGTCTTCAATTTTTTCAAATTTCCTTTTACTCTCTGAGAGTTCTGATATTGCATTTTTTCTTTCTCTGGAGGATTTTAATATTAATGCCTTTTTGTCTGCAATTTCTTGACCGACAATCACCGGGTCGATAATTTCTGCAGGAACTGAGTTGATTTTCCCCTGTGTTTCTTCCAATTTTTCTGAAGTCAATGAAATTTCTTCCCTGTGCTCCAAACACAAGGCCTTGTTTGTCTCTATTTGAAGTTGGCTTTTTGAAATTTGAGACTTAATGTTGTTTATTTCTGATTCGAAATCGATTCCTGATAGTCTCTTTAGAGCTGCTGATGTATACGCAGAGTCTTCTTTCGCCATTCTAAATTTTTTATCAAATATTTCAAGATCTAAAAATTTAGCTAAAATTTCTTTTCTTTTTGTTGAACCTTCGTTTACAAAAGTTAGTGAATTTAATTGGCTAGCCATAGATGTTAACAAGAAATCATCCAAAGAACCAAAATATTTACGAATGTTTTTATCAGTATCTTGCCTGGATGTTCCATTTAGCTCTACGGTTTCCCCTGAAAAATCATCTTCATAAAAATCTAAATCGGTTTTAGCTTCTATGGTTTCTACACCATGTAGCCTTTTTGTATATTTTTTTGATTCGCGCTCGATGATATAGTCTGTCTCGTTTATCCTAATCGTCGCGGTACCATTACACTCTGAGTGGTTTTGATTGATAATGTTGAGGTTTTTTCTTATTGACTTCGAAGTCGAATTGTACATGGTGTACAGCAAAGAGTCCACAATAGAAGATTTTCCAGAATAATTCTTGCCAAAAATACCCACAATGCCCTCTAACTTTGAAAAATCAACCATGTTGCCTTCTCCATAATTAAAAAGATTGTCCCACTCTAATTTCTGAAGTGACCAGTGCACATTTCTAAATGTATCTTCTGTTCCTTCGATGTGGGAGTTATATTTTTTGTTAAGCTCGAAGACTCTTTTTAAGACCTCTTCTGATGCATCATATTCTTTCAGATATTCTTGTATCAGCTGTTCTTGAGTCTTGAGGTCTCTTAGGTCCTTTTTTGTCGAAGAGTCTGGAACGTCGATTGTAATCTGCTTGCCTGCAGCTCTATTAAGATAGGTTACTGATTCTGGATTATATTTAAATTTTGCCGTGTCGACGGCCTTTCTCACTTTATCTAGCGATACATTGTTCTCTGAAACTATTCTCAACCTTGCCCCTTCTGGGGGCTTACTTCTCGGAAGGTTTCCTTTTCTTGTTAGATTTAATGTAATGAAAGGCTTTGGGTTTTCAAAGGTTATATGGTCGACGGTGAAATCTTCTTTGTCTTTAATATCCCAAAGCAAATAACCTTTGTCGAGTGATTCCCCAAAATTTTGCTGAACTGTCGATCCCGCGTATCTGATTCTTCCCTCTTTATCTAATTGCTGAGTCTTATGTATATCCCCAAGGAACGAAAAGTCGAATTCCCCGAAAATGCCAATATCGTGATCTCCCCCCAGTGTCCAATTGGTGTCGGTTTTTGATTTACTAATCGCGCCGTGATACAGGGCTATGTTAATAGATTCTCTGTTGGAGGGTTTAACCCAGTTATCTTCATCAAATACCGATAAAACATTGAGAACAAACCCCGATGATAACGGGGTTTCGCCGGCGTGTTTAAGCAGGATCAAATTAGGAGAATTGATTGCTTTTACTATTGGCGATATAGCGTCTTGTCGACTGCCATTACGAAGGTTGCCATCATGGTTACCAAGAATAATATATGTTGGGGCAATTGCTGAAAGGTTTTCAAAAAACTCTCTACACATATCCACAAATTCTGGGGAAATTTGTGTCTTAGTGTGTGCAATATCACCACAGTGGATGATATAGTCTACTTTGTTGTTTTTTAGTGATTTATATAGTTGCCTAAAGACCTCGCGATATTCAAAGTGATACTTTAAATTTCGAATGTGGGTGTCGGCTATGTGTGCAAATTTCATGTTCTCTCCATACTAATAATAAGTATAGCAGAACTGCTTCCAAAAATCAAGAACTCTGTTGCGTTTTTTTAATACCAAACTCAGCTAAATTTTGTGGTGAAAGCCTCTCTAGGAGTTCTTTAAAAAACCTTCTTTCTACCTCTGTTAGAGAATCTATATCACCTGTTCGGGACAATATTTCCATCTCTTCCTTAATAATATTCTTAAGTTGTTTTTTGGTAATTTCCATGAATAGTCTCCTTTAGAAATTTAATTTATACATTAAATAGTCACCAGAAGCTATAAAAGAAGCATTTGATTTCCTATTTAAAAATTCTTTCTTTGTCATTTCTCCAACATCTGCAAACCCCGAAATATCAACTTTAAATGTATTTATCCCATATTGGCCCAAAAGAGCTGAAATTTCATATGCCTTGTCGTCCGCGTCGGGATCCAAAGCCAAATAAACATCTGGGCGATGAAGCACGATCTTCTTAAAAAGTCTGGATCCTTCTTTCAGAGTAGAGCCAAGTAGTGGTACTGCATTCTTTGCCTTTATAGCGTCAAAGACCCCTTCCACCAAAACCAAGTCAGATTTCCAATCTAATAAAATATCGTTAAATATAACATCCTTGCTGTGTTTCGGGTTTTTATACTTGTAGGAGTTTTCATAATAAGATCTCCCAATATAATAACTCAGTGCGCCTTGAGCGTCGAACGAGGGCACAATAATACGGCCAGCATACTCTCCATAATCACAAAATCCAACCTTCCACTGCAGTATGTCTGCTGTGGTAAGGCCTCTGTTCTGAAGGTAGGTCAGAGGTTTTATAAACTCTTTTTTATATTTTGCAGAAAGAGATTTATAGTGTCTGGGGAGGGTTACCTCTTCTCTAGAATCTACGTTCTGATGTTCTTGGAATATTTCTTCATATTTAGACAAGTCTATTTCTGATGACACCTCTGACCACTTTGAATATTCCGCATATGGAAAATAGTCTTTTAGCATCTTGCCTATTGATTTTCCTGAATAACTGCAGACCCAACACTTAAAGAGCCCTTTTTCTAAATTTACAGAAAGTTTCCTTTTGGGATGTTCACATTTTGGGCAACGAAACAAATATTCTTGATTATTTTGATAGTAGTTTCCTAAGTTTGAAACTAAGATGTTGAGTTTTTCCAATTTAAGCCTGCTTTCGCGATGACATAACTATCCGCCCTGTCATATGTCCCAGGGCGGGGATTTCCATGTTTAGTATATTCTATCAGAAAACTAGGCTCGTTGTCAATAACAAACTTAAGAACCTTTTCTTTTGAATTTTCCCCTCTCCTGATCGTTAGTCCAGACTGCTTTCTTGCAGTTGTGGCAGCAATAAGGTGAGGTTCTATTCCAAAAATATCACAACACATCCAAGAAACTATACCATTAAATCTGGATAGTGTCGAAAGAGTCTGAGCCGAAGAAAAACCAGATCTAAACGAATGTAATGATTGTTCTATGAGAACGTTTTCAATATAATATTGATGCTTAATATCTTGCAACTTGTCCCTGATCTGGCGCGCCTTGTGGTAGATCGATGGGAAATATTTCTTATTTCTTGTATCCCAAGACTCATTGTAAAGCATTGCACCAGCAGAATCAAGTACGGTCGCGCCCGAGATACTAGTAGAAATGTCCAAGCCAAGTACTAACATATTAAATATTATATCAGAATAATATATTAAAAGTCAAGCTTTAATTTAAATGTATAGTCTCTATTCATCTTCTTTTTTACAGGGTTTGCTAGCTTTGCAACACCAATTAGATTATAGTTTTCATCATAAATTCCAACCGAAGATATAAATGTTCTTGGCTCATAGGACTCTTCATGCTTTGAGTAAACGGAATCTACAATATTTTTAATTGTCGCGGGCTTCTCTAAGTATTTTTTTAAGGTCAAATTGTGTTCTGCGGCACTTCCGGATTTAATGTATGTCGGGTTATTTGAAAAACTATGTTCCCCTTTTTCTGAATGGGCGAACAGAGTTAATGTGGGTATCTTGCTTACACCTTCAAATTGAAGCCCAAAACTAGAAGAAGGTATTCCAGTAAACTCATAAGTGTCCCCAACCATGGGCATACCTGCACCAAAGTTGTTCCATCTAGGTGAGAGATTACCGGCTGTGGCTCCTTCATATTTTTCTGTATGTGTTGCGTGTACTTTCCAAGACCCTGTAAGCAACATTAAACCGTGGTTATACAATACAACCCCTGCGACAGAGCCCTTGTTTGATCCGGTGGTTTCTATTAATTCTCCATTTAAATTTTTATCATTTACTTCCGCAACTAGACTACCAGAAATATAATACTTCATTTTTAAAGAGCCGGGTTTGATTTTAGAACCATACAAAATAGATGGCACACAAATCATATTAATCTTTTGGGAAGACTTGTCCCCATACGAAGAAGAATAAGAATAATGCTGACTAAAGCGAGCGTTGTCATTTAAGACAGTTTTTAAAGAGCGAATATATTTCTTATTACCGGAAGGAGAAACGTAAGTATCTTTAGTTTCAAAATTCAACAAACCTATATCTATCCCATCTTTTATTAAAATTCTATTAATGCCGGCAGAAAGAGGGTAGGATCCTGTAATTTTATCTCCGTAGTTAAACTGAGATGAATCAGAAAAGTTTGAAACAGAAATCGTTTTAAACGATGTCCTTGCCCCCTCTTTTGTAATAAAAGGATAAATTAACTGAGTTGAAGGTCTATTAACGTTTATTTCATATAGACTAACTTTGCCCTGATCCACGTGCTTCTCAAGATTCTGAAAGGATCCTGTATTTAATATCTCCTCATTCTTGTACACCCTGTTTTGATATACAAAAAAATCATATTTTGGATGGGTAAGAATCGTGTTATGAATGACATCTGTTGATTCAAATTCTTTGAACAACATCTTAGTAATCCAGACGGACCCTCAGCGTCACTTCATTTGTTGGGTCTTTTCTGATTGGTTCAGATAATTTGGCCACTGCTAAAAGTTCGTTATCAGTAGAATAAAGCCCAACGGTAGTTACATAACTTCTAGGCGGATCCTGTATGTTTTTCTTGACTCTGAGCTGGCTTCCGTTCAAATATGTAGGATTCGAACTATAATTGAATTCATTGTGGTGCGCTCTACAAAAATAAACTGCAGAATTCAACTCTGTAGTGTTATTAAACGAAACGTCTTGAATCCTTCTTCTGACAGCATCGGCCATTTGATCAATCGTGCCACTGGCAAAAATATGAGTGTGGGTCTTACCACCTCCAACATTAGCATGATGCATGTGAGGAGAGTTGGAACCCACAAGAATACCATCAGCATCCAGTATGGGGTTCGAACCAGCACCGGGGGTGGTGGCAACGCGGAATAGCTTTGAGCCATCCAAAATAACCACCCCTGCTTGATAATATATCAATCCTACAGCTAAATTGACATTGGCAGCAATTGCTACTGGATCTGTGCCGTCCGAAGCATACAGTAAAGCATATTCTCCGGCGGGTGAATTAACTCTGTAGTTTGACGCGGCGCCCGTGTCCTTCACAACTACCACCTTAGTAAATGGTGTATCAAAGGACTGATCTGTGCCGAGCCTAAGAGAAAACGACCCTTTCTTTATTTCGTCCTTTACCAATAATCTAGAAAAGGTAAGAAAAATCGGATCTAATATTTTATCTGCTTTGGTTCCATAGTCCCCATCACTATCAAACAGCCTCACAGAGCCGCTTATATCATAGCCAGCTAAAATTTGAGCCATTTGTATGTAGATATTCTTCTTCTTATCCATCTGTGTCTTTACGACACCAGGAAGCATGGCCGACGAGGTGTAAAGACCTTGGTAATCTGATGTGCCTCCTGATCCACTAAATGGTACATAGGGTGCCACACCCGTAGAAATATCAAAAATGTGATTTGCTGAGGAGCTAAGATGCGGATAGTCATACACGCTTTGAAACATTCCGTGCGAATACTTCTTTATATGAGGCTCTGCCCCATAATCTGACCCGTCAGCTTTCCCGTAGGTTCCCGAAACCAGAGATCCCGTTATTGGTATTGCCTCGTGAAGCAGTGTCTTCGTGGTTGTTACGTCTGAGTTTAAAAAAGTTTTAAATACTGTAGATTGCGCCATTGTTTACTCCTAAGCTTTTCTTATTATTCTTATTGGGATATCTACCGAATACCCAGTCGTCACGCCGGTAACTCTGATAATTGTGTCCAAATACTGGAGGCCAGTTACTGTACCTACCTCAAAAGTTGTGGTGCCCGGGCCCAACTTATCAAAAAGGGCCGTGCTTTCTCTGATATTCAACGCTGCCGAGAGCTTGAATTTAAACCTTGTCCCCAAGGGGCCCTTAAAAACCTGCTTTGCTGCCTTGTTTTGCTGGTCTCCATCCGGGATGACTCCTATGCTTTCAATCATAGTTGCGTTTTTACCTATAGAGAAATAATATGTCGCTATATTATCGTCGTCGACAAAAGAATATTTTTGCGTGGAACCTGCGGCTGGCTCGGCCACCCTAAGAAGGCGATGGTCAACCTGTATAAGATATTGGTTTTCTTGCAAATCATCGTCTATTGGCTGAGTGTAAGAAGGGTCCCCATTAGAATCAATTCCTTGATCTACTATGATCAAGCTTTGAGAATTATTTGGGTTTACTCCGTACAAAACACCATTTACATTAGCGAGAGCATTGCTTGTGTCAGTTTCAGCTGATTGATTCGCAGTAAGTATATAACCTCCCGAGAACTCAGAAGGCTGTCCATTATCTTCTTGCAAAGATGCCTGAGTGTTTATCTTTAAAATAGGCATATGCAAAACATTATTTCTCGTAATCGTCATCAGTCGCGACTTCATTGTCGAAGTGTTGTTTGTGAAAGCTTCTAGAATCGGAGTTTGCATTATCTCCAAGTCATAAAAGGCGGAACCACTAACGTGATCTTTGTTAAATAGTTCGTAATTTATCTCTTCATCACCTAAAGAAAACTTAGTTATCTTAAATTCCCCGCGGGCCATGCGTTGGCGGCCGGCGTCGGTCAACACTGCATCTAGCAAAATATCGCCAGAATTATCTAAAAATGCCATTAATCATTCTCCTTAACAAAATAAAATACAACTATTTATAGTAAATAGTTCGGACTTTTAATACAACGCAATAAAAAAACCCAACACCAACACATTTAAATAGTATCAAACAAAAAATGTTTCAACCCAAGACTGATCACTTGTAGCCCTTTGGGGGTCGCGGATCGAAATCGATACCTTGATATCTGTCCCCTTTTGGTTTCGCTTTGCTAGTGCTTTTTCCTTGCCAAATCCCCCACCCAGAATGACCTGTATAACTTTTTGCAGAATCCGCCCCCTTGTTGGGAAGTCCCGAAGACGAATTCGATACCTTAGACCTAGGAGGGCAGGGCTCGTCCTCAGGTGTATAACCATCAGGCTCAGCTGTTTCAAGATTTTCGTGGATCTTGTAATTAAATTTAAAATTAACGTCCAAAACCTTTCCAGTAACCTTTGACCTTATTCTAAGTTTGTAATACTTCCCCCATATTGAACTTTCGCTCAAGCCAAGCCTGATCTCTCCTGCAGGGGGGCAGCTCTTGTAAGCTTCCCTAGGGTCTGAATTAAGATTAAGTGCATAAGAGCTTTGCATTGCTGATGGCTCTATTTCTAAAAATTGCGACAAGTCTCCCTTTATCATTTTCTTTCTTTTACTGAATGAGTGGGGCTTTACATCTAGATAGACCCCATCTTCATAGGATATCAGCCTTATTTTAAATACCCTAGAAGGGTTTGAAATGCCGGCGGGATCAGATGAGCGAAACATATAATAATAATCTTTATTTGGTTCTATCTGGTTATCGTGTATCAACCCCTTACCCTTTATGTATGTCTCTTGTGGTAAGTTAAAAATTCTCTCATTCCTTATGTTCCTAGGATAAGTTACATTATATATCTTTGCTCGAGCGAAATCAGAATACGAATCAGGCGGATCTTCCAGTCTAAAAATCTGATATGCAGATGGTGGACTGTCTCCTTTGTATAGAATCCGTCCGTCAATATCAGGATTTGAGGCCAAAACCATTCTCTCGATAATCTGCTCATCAGTGTCCAGCACTTTTACAGGGACCGAATTATACTCTCCATAATTCGTAGTCAAAACAATGCCTACCTCGGTATCTATCCCCTTGTAAGGCAGAAAAGAAACGTCTGGAAACATCGGTGGCCTGTCGCGAGTTTCTAAAGTTTTCTCAAAATAAGGCACTTGAACTAATACTATTTTTGGTTTTGTGGTCACTGTGACGTTTGTTCTTCTATCCCTGAATCCGTCTATCTCATACTTGCCATGATTTTTATTATACGACCCTTCATACTTATATTCCGAACCTATCACGATATTGTAGGCAAATATTCTATAGTGGTATTTCTCGCCGTAAAGAACCTGGTTGTCTATAAACTTAAAATTAGTTATATTCTCATTATCAAAAAAAACAAACTCCTGCAAAGGTGTTGAGTTTGGGAGACCATCTTCATGAAAATCATACTTACAAACCTTATAAGCCACAGTCTCAGAATAAGCTAACTCTCCATTCCAGATGTCTTTAAATCTCCTAATCTTTTCTGGCGTTATAAACTTATATAATTTTGAAACGAAAACATTCTTATTAATAAGATCCCAAAAACCATCCAACGTTGCGTTCTCTTCCTCTTCTTCTCCTAAAGAGAACTCACTTCTTCGAGGAGGATTAAGGCCCATAGGAAACATATCTTTTCTTTCATATACCTGCTCAATCACGTCTTTATCCATTTCTGATATAAAGGATATTATATCATAAGTGTCCAGCATCTTAGGGTCTGAAATAAATCTATCATTCAGGCTTGCCTTCTCTGAATTCTGAGTTTCTTCGTCCATGGTTTCGCGATATGGTTCTCTTATTCTGTGTTTGTCGTATATCCCTCTTGGGTTTGCTATGAGATCAAGAAAGTATTTATCCATTCTTGTTAGCGAAGCCATGGCAGCAAATGCGGAACCCTGTTGGGTGTGTATGTCAAACTCAACGTGTTGTGGAAAATACATTGATGTCTTTTTCGCCACCTCTTCAAAACTCTCTACCTGCGCTGATGGGAAAAGTAATATATTGTCCTCCACGTTACACGGTTCTTTGTTTCTAAATTCCAGTTTAGAGTTTTCAGATTTTCTCAGCTGTTCGTGGGTGCGATAAATATTCTTGTATGTGGCCCAATGAGATTCTCTCTTATAAAAGGTCGAATTTGTCACCACCCTTATATCAATTGTGGAAAACTGATTGTACCCAAGCAAACTAGCCTCGTTCTGATAAAATGGTATTTCCGTACTATGAACAAAATCATAATAAATATTACTCAGACCAAGAACAGGAAAAAGCCCCAACTTATCAACAAAGGGTTTTACCGGGACTCCGCCTGGTATTTCTGCTAGAGGGCCAGTAAACTCTGAGGAAGGTACCGAAAAATTACTTACTGGCTTTTTACCATAAAAATATAGAGCATATAGCTTGTGTTCTGGCACCATCTTTCTAAGTTTATCGGAAATGTCGATTGTCGCAAGATTGGCGATTCTTGCTGGCTTGAATGCGGACGGATCACCAAGAACACCCTCAAACCCATTTAAATTTATAAGAAGCCTTTCGCTGTATTGCTGATTCGGTGCGTCATAGCCTTGAAAAGTAGCATCTAAAAAACTTACAACAAAGTTAATTTCATGCTCTAATGTCGGCTGCGATAAAATATACTCAGAAAACAACAGCTCGTGACCCTCTCTACTTGGCCCTGGATTGCGATAGGTCCAGTGACGGCCGCAGCAAATACGAAAAATGTCAGCACGAAGGGGTGCCGAATCTTCTTCCATATCATTTCTTAGTCTTCCCAAGTGTTGAACTATTGCTAGTGGGTCTCTGCGGCGGACAACGTCGCCATCGAGAGAACTGACAAACTCCTTTATGTTGTTTTCGTCTGGAAGTGGGCAGAAAAGACCTTCATTAATTAGTAGCTTGTTTCTCGTGCTTGAAGTCTGGGGGGAATCAATCGTCTCCAAAGGATACAAATATACAGGAAGATGTTGACGCTGGACAGAGAGATCTGGCTGATTTGGATCACTATATATACTTAGTCCGTGACTAGCATCTTCAGATTTATGTTTCTTGCGTATATTACTACCATCTGGGGGTGCTGGGCGTGGTGGATACCCTTCACAAAAAGGCCCTGACGAAGGCGGCAACAAAAGATTCTCCACATTCTTACCAACTGTTAAAGCACCTTCAGATGCGCCTAGAGTTGTTGGAGAGTTTTTTATTATTTCTGCCTTCTCCTTCTCTTTTTTTAATAATTCATAAATATTAGCCATTTAAAATTCCACCAACATTGTTGTATCTGCCGTATCAAAATCATTCTCTTCAAAAGTTTTACCAACTGATGATGTGGGTGAGATTACCGGCTCTAGGGTGAGAACCTTTATTCGGCGGACAGTTTGCCCTGAGCGGGACCTTCTAGAAGCTCGATTCAACATAGAGAGTGCCGACTCTGCCGGCTCAGAGGGTCTCGAATTTTGCAAAAACGCCCTAAACCCGGTTGCAGAAGACTTGTTGCTCGAACGGGGACCGCCCGTATTTAAGGAAGATATCCTTGTCCTCATCACTAATTCCATAGGAGAGCCCAAGAGATATTTGCTTTTTATATCAAAAGCGTTTGGGTCACGTATGCCAGCTGCTTCTAGTTCTTCGAACTTTTCTTTAAACTTGTTTGCCTCTTTGTGCTCAGCCATAGAAGAAGATTCTAAATATCTTTTAGAGGTGTCGTACGGACCTTTTGTAACATTTCCGGCAAACGTTCTATAGTTTTTTAAAACATCAATATACTTCATTAGTCCATCATTTTTAACCAAATAATTTCTTTCTTTAATTATGTTTCTTATAAATTTTCTATAATCTTTTGCCGAGTCCAAAACGTACAAAGCCCCACACAACAATTTATTGAAATTTTCATGCGTAAGTGTGTTCTTCGGAGAAGGGTCGACAAGATTTTGGAACACCATACCAGTACCAAAACCCAGCGCCCCGACACTTAGACCCTCTATATAGCCAACAAAACCAGTAGCGTCAAAAGTTTTTGTATAAATGCCCGACATGCCACCAATTGAGGACGCGGCGGCGCGCTTTGTGAGCCTATCAAGACCAAACTTTATAGGAGCCAGTTCTTCTATGGGCTTGCTGTACAGCATCCTTGACGCAAGGATCGTATTTTTCTTATAGTATTCTTTTGCTCCCTGGTTGTATTTGCTGCCGCGGCGAGGATCATCAAAATAACTTTCCGAAGCGGGCATTGTGGTGGAGCTCGATGATGTCGATGGGCCGGAAAGCAAATATGCATCCGGGAATACTATGGTTCCTGGTCCGTCGTAAAAACTTAGCGGCAGAGAGTATATATTCCTATCTAGCTGTAGTTTTTCAACAATGTCAGCTAAAGCTGTGAACATAGTGAGGGGCCCAAAATAAGAACGAGTAACTGGGCGTTTTACAGCATTTATGTAAGCCTTATAGTCCTTGCAAACCTCAATGTGTGCTGGGGGTTTATAGGAATTCAACCTTGCATTAAAGGCCGCGGTCGGGTTCTCCGAAATGGTCGAGTTTGGTTCAAGTTTTTCTCCCAACGTAGAAGATAAGAAGGCGACAATATCTCGAAATCTCTGGTAAAATATTTCACAAGATTCTAAAGTACCATTCATAAGAGGACTTGTGTTAACCTCTATATGATGCGACACCAAGTTCCAATCCAAAGATTCTCCAGTACCAGAAATATAAGCGAAAATAGTTCTTATCAAAGTATATATATCTATTGCATTTTCCAACTTTGAGATAACATCATCCTGTTCTCTAAACTCCTCAGTAAAAACTTTCTTCTCATAATCGTAATGACCAGAAGACTCCCCAACTCTTGAGTCACTAAGCCTATAAACATCAAAAGCGCCACCCCTATCGACATGATAGTCATAATATCGATCCTCGGAATTCTTATATTTTATTTTTGGTATTCTTGCAATCTGTATAAAATCCGACAATTCGTTTGCTGCTTTCCGGGCGTTGGAAAGCAGTTCTCTTAGGGTCTCCTCTATCCCGTCTTTTATGATTAAGTGAATCTGGTAAGTATAAACCCCTGCATTAACTCTAGAAAAGTCATAGTCCCTCAGGACAAAGTGCCTAAAAGTCTCCGGGGTTGGCTCGTCTGGCAAGCTTATGGCGCACTCCTCAATCTTTGCTATTACTCTTTCTTGTCTCTTATCTCGTTGTGCTTTTGTGATCAATTTGTGATTCCAAACCGGGTCGCTTGAGTCTGCAGTTTCGACAACCAAATGAGGCACATCATCAGTATCCATAGGTTTATAGTCGTTTTCTCCAAAATACCCTATTCCAGTAGGATAATTGCTCACCCTTTTCCTCACAACCTTAAGGCTAAGTATTTGACTGCTAGTTAACATAGCCGCTTTAACGCCAGGGGGAACAAAATCTAAAAAATAACCATATTTTGAATTCTGCTTTATCACATTGAGATAGTCAAACGAAAAAACCATTTTTGCTGATCCCTGAAGGTCTCTACTTATTTCCATAAAACCATCTATCACGTTGTCTCCTCTGTGTTTTTCTAGGATCTCCTCAAATTTTTGTCTTATAGAGCTATCGTTTGTATCTCTCGTCATGCGAGAAATCATATCAATTGATCTCTCAATTGTCGAAAAGTCATAATTACCAACACTTATAGGATAATTTGCGATTGGTGCACCATAGCCCGGGTCGCCGCCGAAATAATCAATCGAAACCGGGTCAGCATCGTATTTAACTTTCGTATTTCTGACTCCTATCTGCTTTAACTTCGGTTTAGGTCCCGGAGATACATGAGAAACTCCACCCATCCACCCAACGTATCCATCCGGAGAGGGGCTGTTTGGGGGGTGATAGTGAGTGGGGCCATTCCAAATCTTTGTTTCATCCTCGCGGTGGACATATATAAGGCTTTGTGTGGGGACTTTTCCCTCTTCAAAGACTACATCCATAGTTGTTATCCCACCAACTTGATGAATTTCATCTATCGCAGATGGATAAATCGTTGGATCTATTGAGAAGTCTTCTAACATTTGTTCGACATCCACGTGGGAAAAACATATAAATGATAAATTTTGAATGTCTTTACTGATTTTGTATTCTTTACTAAAAAGATAATCAAACGGTTCTGCTCCCGAAACCCCCGTACCTGAATTTAGATCTAGGTCACTCTGAGCTTGCATAGTTAGCGTTGTAGAGTGTTGGTCTATGACATCGTTCAGGCTGTATGTGTGGCACGTAACCCCCAACCTTTCATCGCTATAGGCCATAAGAGATTGAAATATTCCTTCAATAGAGTGTTGAGACTCTGCCACCTCTCTTGGAATGTGGTGGGTTGTTATCAGCCAATCCTTTAAAGCACCCCATCTTCGTGATGTGTCGTAAAGCATACTATAAAGATTCTGAGCATATCCTGTTGAACCACGGACCTCTAAGACATAAAGGTTTATGTATTTTTTAAACTCCGGTATCCTAAACCACGAATAATCTCTAGCCTCTCTTATTAAAAAGTCTACGTCTATTGCTAGGTTTCGAGCGGGTTCAGCGCCTAGCGGATCAACAGGGACGCTTCTTGGCGTAACTATTATTCTTTTTGTCAAAATGGTGGGTGTTTTTGCGTATTCTAACATAAAATCAGTTATTTCTCCTATGTGTTGAAAAAGCCCTTAACAAGCCCTTTTTTATGCTTTTCATAGTTAGATATTTTTTTGTCTTTCCTTATCTCGAAAAGCTGACCGTCGTCCTCAATTGGGACTAACTTTTCTTCACCCTGCTCTTTGTTTATTTCATAAAGCTGATATTCAAAAGTATCCTTTATGAAAGGTGCGTTACTTTCTGTTAGACCAAGAACAAGATCTTCCTTTTCTATGTGAAGTGTCGTTCCGTCTAAAAATTCTATATTTTCAGATAAAAGGTCTACAAAGGTTTCAAGATCCTGAATCGGATCCCTCTTTCTTCTATTATCGCTAAATATCACATACTCTGGCCTAAATTCTATTTGTGGTATTTTAGACTCTCCCGAACCTGTACTAAAAGTTACTTGCAAGTTTTCGTTTTTTATAATCGCCCCCCCCAGAGCGTCTAGAGTATAATAGGGCGCCTCTTGGGTGCCATGATGAGAGGATCCCAATATTCTATTTAGAATTCTATCCCTCTCTTCAGTCTCTTGAAATTCATCTAGCGGCTCGTAAAGGTCTCTCTCTCCCTTTTCTATTAAATCTGACCCAGTCAAGTAATTAAGCTCTACTCCCTTTGTTACGTGTTGTAGGTCAAGTCTAGGAGACTCTTTAATTCTCGTTATTATATCGTTCTGATCCTCCACAACTCCGGCGTGGGAAGCATCATAAATAATGTCGTCATCAAAAAAAGCATAATAGTGTGGGCGGAATCGACCCTTTGCTAGCTGCGTTTTTCCAAACTGTGTTAACTTTATCTGTATTACTTCTTCTTTTTTGTTAATAAAAGCCATTTATGGTTTACCTGGATCTCTAGCCGTTACAAAATCTACCTTTGCCTCTACTTTAACTAGCTCTACTAAAGAAAAGAAGTCATACGGCCAATTGTAAGAATAGTGGATATCTTGCAAATCTCTCGTTAAGTTATAAGTTGACAAGTCTGACAAAGCGTCCATAGAAATCAAGTCCATATTTTCCATGCCACGATATAATGAATTAAGTTTTACTTGTGCATAGTCTTTTTCTGCTCGGTATTTGACTTTAAAAACAAGCCATCGCACCTCCTCTTTCAAAAACCTAGGATCTAATGGGTTTTCCAAAGAAGAATGCAGTGTATGTGAAACATATTGGGTATCCATTGTGGATCCCGCGCGTAGACCCGAATTGGAATGCTGGGGCATCGCTGTTGATTCTGCGGAGGTCGGGGACGTATTCTCCCAAATATTCTTAAGATCTTCCTTTGTTAGCTTCGCGTTGAATTCAAAAACGTACATAGCTACTGCTTCCTTTTTTCTGACCTTTTTTGGAAATTGCACAAAATCAAACTGAGGAGGAAAAATATATTTTTTCATCATTCTCATCTGAAATGCTATCGGATTTCGCACTTCTTTCAATCTTCTCTCTCTTCCCTCTCCTTCCGGCATTTCAAAAATTTTTCTATTTTCTTCTTCAGCTACTTGAATTTGCTTTTCCTGGAGTTTGAAAAATTGCACATTTTCGTGTATATCACAATAATACGGTATTGCAACCACCGCTTCACTTATTTCTTTTTCTTCAGCGATGGCTCCCATACGAAGTGTGCTTGTTTTTTGATCTTCTGGTAAAAATCCTACAGCTTTCGCTAAAGAGGGGTGATATTCTCCGTCAGATCTTTTAACATCTGCGATCGACAAGAAATATCCCTTCTTGTTTTCACCTGGTAGTTTGCCCCTTTGGTGCCACATTCCTCTAGAAGCGGTCAAATAGGTTGTTGCCGTATTTACAGAGTGCGTCAAATACGTTAACCAATTTTCTGTTTTCCATGGAGAGTCTGTAACTGCAGTATTTACTGTTGAATTTGATAAATCCAAAACAGACATCGGCACATTTTCAAAATCCAGCAGCGGGGTCTCCCACTTTGATTGTATTACCCAGCGCTTTGAAGAAGAATCTTTGGGTATAACAACCCTAAGATTACCAGGAATTCTTGTTAAGTTGTTACCTGATTCATACTCTCTTTCGAATGTTGGCTCCAAATAGCCCGACTTAAGGTCGAGACTTGCACTTAGGCACATCGCGTGCTGAAAGTTTGTCGCAGAAGAAGTCTGGGCCTCTATGTTGTAAAAGTTCCTATATTCTAAAGTCATGCCGCTCATGAGATCATCATAAGAGTATGTTTGATTTTCTCCTTCTTTGGTGGTATTAAAAGTGAACTCAACATAAGGATCTGCGCCAGGGTCCAAAAATGGCGGCACATAAGGGGCAAAACCATGAGACCCCTCAAAAAGCTGCTTGCCAGAAGTAAAATACTCCACTCCGGATGCGGAGGACCCCCCTTGAGGGTTTGACCAGCCGGCGGCGATAACATAGCCCTCGTGACTCCCTCCATCATTCAGGCCCTTCACCACACCATCTGCCTCTACATTGCTAGCAATGCCGCCATCAACAGAGACCAAAGTCGCGTTGCCGCCTGAGCCTTGCACAGGTTGTGTAAATATTATTTTTGCAGCGTCAGAATTAGTAACCAAAAAACCTGCAGAAGATAGCGCTATTCTCAGTTCTTTTGCGACTTCGATATTTGTCTTTAGGCCGCTGCCATCTTCCAAGTTAATAAAATATTTAACACTAGTGTTGTTACTTGCCATACTATTGGCAGCGTCATGATAAAACAAAAAGCTTATATTGGTCGATGAAGAGCCGCTGTATAGCGGTATCGTAATACCCGGATACTTGCCCTCGTTGCCACCGTTGCTAGTTGAATTTAATTGCGCGTCCAGAGTCCAATGGTTACTGCCGCCTGAATCTGTAATACTTACTGTAAAATTACCAGAGGCTTTGTTGCCAACTTGAGCATTTGTCGCGGTTCGCACCTCTTTAACAACATCTCCGGCATCGACGGGTGGCCCAAAAGCGGAATGACGATCATACATCACCAAGTCCTGATTGTGAAGGTAGACTCTCATCTTATAACTAACTCCAGGTGGAGATATGAAATTTATTTTTTTAGATTTAAAAGATGTTAGCTTTTGATCTTTTAGGAAAAAGTTTACAGTTTCTGCTGTAAAATTATTAATTGCCATCTTATATGTTGTATAGTCGCTTAAACTACTAAAAGCGCCCAACCCTAAAGACTCTCTTGAGTGCTCAACATTAGCGGTACCAAACTTAAAAGGGTAATCAAAAGTCTTATACCAGTACTGGTTTCCGTATATAAAACTTGCCGAAGGATGGGGCTCGTTATCTGGCAAATCAATACCCAACAAACCTTCCACGTCTAGTAAATCCTCGAAAGAAACTCTTTTTATGGCTTTTGCTTTAATTCTTGGAATGCCTTTATCTTTTGTATTGTTTACAAAAGATCCAGTAACACCTCCTGCAAAATACTGACCCAAAGAGCTGCGTAAATTAGAATTGGAAGTTGGCGATGTAGATAATTCTCTTAGAAACCCGGGCCCAACGCCAGAGGAGCCTCCAGCCCCTAGGCGCATATTGATAGAATGACCTCCCGATATAGTGACGCCGCGCCCGGGATTAGCAGAAAAATGAATTTTACTTGCTTCTTGACCAGAGCCATCTCGCACACCATCAGACACACTCAGCGCAACGTTACCAGAAGAACCAACATAAGGCTGCCGAAAAACAATACAAGCTCCCCCTACTCCCGGCACTGAAACCAGCCCAACACCAGGAATGTACATGGCCTTCGCGCGGCCGGAACTATCTTCACCGGGGTCGGGGATGACGCCTATGTTAAAGTCAGGATCTCCAGTTGACCACAAGGCAGTGGGCATTCGGTCTGGTGGATTGGTTCCTGATGAGATCGACCCATCGGTGTTGATAACAGAATAATCCGTCTCAACTAAATAATTTAAATCCACCACTTCAAAGCCGGCGGCGACCAGCTTAGCAGAAAGCTGTCGAGCAACCTGAGTGTTTCTAGATGCAGACCTGCGGTCAAGCGAAGCTGCAAGTTCTGGAGGCTGGCCAACATCAACATATTTAACGTGAGTTGACTCACTCGCGTTGTCTACTGCATCCGAAAAGAAGTGGAATGTCTTTGTTGTTGTTGTACCATCCGCCTCTAATAGTCCCATTTGTATCTTTGGGTATGTCCCTGCAGAGGAAATTGAATTTGCGGTCCACGCTGTCTTTGAAGCATCCAAAAGATTGATGTTTATGAACCCTATTGCCTTAGTTCCCCTTATATCATTCTCAAACAAAGGATAATCAACTGCAACCCCAGATTTGATCGAATTATACAAAACCCCAGGAGCCATGAGAGGTTTTATAGCATGATGCAAAGACCCTGACATCTTTTTATCTAAATGATCACTCACGTCTGAGCCGTTTAAAGATTTATATCTATAGTCTTGCAAGTAACATTTAGTAAAAATTTCACCTATCTGCGCTGTTCTCTCGACCGGATAAAAGCCCCTATAGGGCAAAAATTTCATAACACCCTTGCACTTTAGTGTGAGGCGCCCGGGGGCAAAAGGGGCATTTGATTCTTCGAAAGAGTCTTGAATTGTTCCGAAATACTTTAAGAAATCTGATGTCGAATATGTTTTATAAAAATTAGAACCGACTGCCAAAGTTCCATGAGAAGTATTGTAGACGCCTCCTGTCAAGCTTAACAAAGTTTCTAGCGGCGTGTTAAAGTCTTCTCGAGATGTGCTTTGGTCAGATAATTTGACGATGGTCTCTATGTGGTCACTTATCTTGAATTCAGGGACCAGAGAATAGTTCTGCCCTACTAATCTTATCTCTTCGTTGTAATCTGTGTATTTATCGTAAAATGGAGAACTACTATCCTTGTTCACCTCCCACTTGCTTTCCCCTGCTAAATACTCCTCATAGCCGTCGGCGCCATATGTGCCGTACGGCTGTGGAATGCGACGATTATACACCAAAGCAGGAGGAGGGGTTCCATGAATTCTATTATAACCTAGGCCAAATATACTATAATCATTTTGTAGCTCCCCTTCGCCTCTGACTCCCTGGTCTCTATTTGCTAAAAAGCTAGCATTAGTGGATGTATATGATGCGGTAAGAGAAAGGGGCTCTTTAGAAAAGTCTTTACGACTATCAAGCAGCCACGCACTTGATGTAATGTATTGAACTATCGTCGCTCCGGAGTTCTTGTAATCTAAGGTGTCCACAAAAAGAGAATTTGTTTCCGTATAGTTTTCTATAACTGGTCTAATTTTTGGAAAAATTACAGAATTATCTGAATATGCCGATATTGCACTTCCGATTAAAATGTTTTCTCTCTTAGATCTATCAGAATTCCAAGAGTGAAAAACAAAATTCTCTCTATTTCTGGCATTCTTTGTATATGTGTTGATCTCTCTTGGGTATATTGCTTCAAGGTAGTTAATCTGATGAAAAGCGTCTGGCTTGTCTGCCCTGCTATCATCCTGATAAGCGGCCATCATTGATTCCATGGGCTGGTGTGTCACCTCATCTATCTTGAGAGCACTAATAATTTCAGGATTTGAAAAAGTAGATATCGCATTTGTGTATGTGTCTCGAACTGCAAAATACATATTCTCAAACATTTGAGAATCAGGCTGAAAGACTGTGCTAACATCAGTAAGCCACCAAAGAACGTTTTCCATCACCTGATCACCGGTGCCCGAACCCATGTCTTCTATGAACCGAAGAGTTGAGTCCGAAAAATTCATCATTACAAATGGATCAAACTTGGATGTAACAGGAATATCAAAATAATTCTTTGCAACCCTACTAGAATATCTTGCTGATTTGTCCTTTATTTTAGAACCGCGGGGTGATATATCGTATTCGTAGTCCACTATCGGCGAAGTACTAGGAACCCCTTCTCGAAAATGTATAGAATATTGGTTATTTTTTCTATGACTTCTCATAATTGGATGAGATGCTCCGCGGAGCTGTTTCCATGATGGCCAACCATAAGGGCCCTGTCGATGTTGTATTAGTGCGTTAAGGATCATATTGCCCCAAGCATATCCGTGGCTGCCTACCCCATAGACTCTTGATTCTTCGCCGGGTGAGGTTTGGCCGCCATAAACAAAATTACCATCAAGAAAAGTCTGATTTGTGTAATTTATACTCACAAAGAGGCCCGTGTGGCCGGCCTTGGCGGTGTCACTAAATTCCAAAGATGAATAACCTAAGGTATTTATAGAAGAAGACACCGGTTCATATATATTTGCATTCATTCCCACAAAATCAGTATAAACGGGTTGCTGATAGCCCGGGGGGTTCTCACCCTCGGCGGAGGCATATCCGGGGGCAATACCCCAAATGCGAGAGTATGTGCTCGGCTCCATCCACCAGTAGCTTGCATGGTCGCTCTTTTGCAAAAATTGAATCTCTGCAGGGTATTGGTGGCCGGAAGATGACGGGATAGTAAAATTAGAAGTGTGTCCTCTGAAAGTTTTTATAGTATCCGTAGAGGATGCTGTTATCCAAGTGTACTGGATATCATTTTGTGGGATCTGGTGATACACCACAAAGTTGTCATAATCATAAGAGCCAGGGTTGGCACCGCCAGTAAAAAATAACTCACCATGTGATCCACCAGCAGTTATATTATTTATGATGAGCTTGTTACTGCTAACCAAAGATCCCGCAACCTCTGTGTTGCCAGTAGTGCCGGGGTGGTTTTGGGTTAAAGCAATGACTCGAGGGTCTCCTGCAGAGTTGTTCGTGACCGCCGACACTATCATATCTATGCTGCCTGCTGTCGCAGCGGCCGCTAGCGATGCCCTGATTTGTGTTGCTGCATCGTTGGCGTTACCAACAATATCTGTATTTACTTGTGTCGCCGTAGAGGGGTTCCCGCCGCCTAAGGCTGCAGCACTAATGGTGTGCGTCGTTCCGTCAGAATTCTTAAGCGTCAAGGAGTTTGTACTCAGAGTGCCAGTGTCCGTCATAATCGTCATAGTTGCTCTGACGGGAAGATCCAGGTAGTAGTGAGGGTTTCTGTTTTGCATATGAACAGAAGTCGCCATAGACGGCCTGATTTCAGTTGGGCCATCCAAACTACTTGTTAGAGTATAATCAAGCAAAGTGTTCAAGGAGCCTGATCGGAGACCAAATTGCTCTGACTTTTCAATATGAAGCCTGCTTAGGATCCTTCTCGCATTCATGTTTTTATAATTAATTGTATTATAGGCTGAGAACTCTCCTGACTCCACATCTACAGAATAACCTCCGTTAGAGTCTGCTGCCGTTTCTGGGCCTGCATTGCTAAACCTATTAACTATTACATGTTCCGTCTTTGTTCTCGCTGGCTTAGATGTATCTATAATTTCGTTTATAAAGGTTGATGCAGAGCCAGAAAAAGAAAAACCCTCATTATCAACAAAATCATTGTTGTTCAAAGAGCGCCCGTTAGTAAGCACTACTTGATAGTCGCGGTCGTAATTTCCCAATATTGCTGACCCTGTTGTATATTTAATGTTTGCAATATTTACAGGCCTTTTTGCTAGACCATCTCTAAAATAATAAGATCTAGGATCAGAAGCTGGTACCGGATGGATGGTAATAGAGTTCGCATCCGACCTTACTTCATAGGCTTCTAACCTCTCTATGCGATTCCCCCCAGTGAAAAATAATTCACCATGGGCGCTGTCGGGGTCCAAACTATTAACAAGAACCTTGTTTCCAGACACCATGGTACCCGCGATCGGTGTGTTCCCATGACCACCAGTATCAAATTGAGTTAAAGTTATTATTCTAGGGTTCCCGTCCGAATTATTAGTAATAGTGGAAACATTCATCTTAATGTTGCCGGCCGCGTTGGCGGCGTCCAAAGACACCTTCATTTGTACAGTAGCGTCATTAGCGTTTCCAATGAGGTCAGTGTTTATCTTTGTTGCAGTTGATGGATTACTCGCACCTAGAGCTGCAGCAGTAATCGTATGAGTAGTTCCTCCAGAGTTTTTAAGAATCAACGTTGTTGTTCCAAGTTCTCCAGTGTCAACCTGAATTGTTGCGCGAGCCTGGCTAAGTGTACCTGCTAAAGATTCATGGCGGTGAGGCATACCTCCAACGTGAGCCTCAGTAAAGGGCCCCTGTAATGGAATCTCGTGATCATCGCCGTAATGATCATGATGGTTGTTCGTCACGATCAAGCCGGCCTTGGTGCTCGGAAAAGATGAACCAGCCGACGATGAAAACAGACTAAACGGCAAACTATAATCCGAGTCCCTATCATAATATCCATCAACTCCCACCGTATAAGATTTAATTCTAAATCTTTCTTTGTAGTTCGGATCTATAATATCATTACAATAAGTGTCCTCTATTATATCTACCGCTGGAAGGGTTATATTTGCTGTGCTGCCAAATTTTGATACTGACTTGTAGAACTCATCATTTTTGTTTGTTTTTCTATTTTGCCCTGATCTAAAACCTGTCTGCATGGTGACCCCAAATTTATAGGGTCTTGATAGTTTTCGCAATACATAAGTTGAGCCAGATGCGTGGGTGTTTCTTGCAACTCTTTGCCTCTCTCTGTCTTTGTCTACAGAGGCGGCCGCTGGAATATCATGCCTCCTGTCTGCTCGATCTTTCCACCACAAGCATTTATCTTTCTCGGATCTGCTAGAAGTTGAACCTCCCGTGCCGCCGCTAAAACCTTCCGGGTCGAAATATCCACTACTGACAGTGCTTGTGATCGTTACGTTTCCGGCTGACCCGGCTGTGGCTTGGGTAAAATTTAATATTCCGTCATCGGACCACTCTAGGCCTGGTCCCGTAATAGTAATCGTATCTCCGTGACCATTGTCGTGATTAATTGCATTCTTCAACTGGGTGGCCATGGCGTCTTTACTAAAACCACTAATCTGAACTCTCACTCTTCCGGAACCATCTACCGTTCCGGTGGCACCGTCGCCGTCATCGTCAAATATATACACCTTCTCTAGGCCTGCAGTATTTGTTATTGTCACAGTTCCCCCGTCCAACAAAGAAGCGGAACTGCCCATAATCGTAATCTTTCCAGTGGCCGCGGCTAAAGTACCAGAAGAAACTGTTGTTGTTAATGGCGCATGGCCGTGTTCCCAATCATACAATAATTCGTTTATGCCCAAAATAGGTGCAATTGGGTCATTCAATTTCATCTCTATCGTTGGAAATTTGTGGTCATATTTGTTTCTTTCTAGTGTGTGGCTTTCGACCACATTTAAAATTTTCTTCGAAAACCGGGCCGAATATGGCTTAATTTGATCTATAAATTTAGAAATTGAGTCATCCACCCATCTATAAAATTCAACAAACCTATCATAATCTAGGTCTCCTTGAGATTTTTCAAAAAACCTTTGAGCTAACACTCTCAAGCCCTTATAATCTGACCTATATTTGTTTACCGGTTCGCCAATCAGGTTGTTGAACTCGATTAGGCCAGCAAAATACTTCAATATCTCTTCTGAAATGGCAGCATACATACTCTTCTCAAAAGAATAAAAGAAAGTTATTGGTTTTTCATTTCTTTTAAAGGTCGTCCTGTCTAAATCTAAAATTTGAACCTGATCGCTTGAATGGATGTTTTCCAAATATGAAAATTTAGAAACTGATAAGAACTCTTGCATAATAGCCTTTGAAGGAATGTTTGCAAATTGTACTTTTCCTGGATGCTGGTACCCTACTATGTTTCCATAGTGACCGAACGCACCAATAGTGTCCAAGGAGCCGCTGGAAATATCCAAAATGTCCATAACACCAGTATCTGAAGATGCTGTATGCATTTCGAAATTCCAATGAAGTGCAAGAGCGTCATTTTTCCGAATGTCGTAATTATCCAGCGCTCCGGCATTGACATCTATATTTTTATACAAACCTAGGCGGCCAATGTTTCCGAAGTCTCGCGCGTGGGCTTGCAGCTCGGCAGACTCTAAATAATCCTGCCAATAAGACAGAGAAACAAATCTAAGATCAGTCTTCTCTCTCGTTGACCCAGTCATGTTATTTCGGTGGGCGCCCATATATACGCGCTTGTTGGCTGCCAAGACAGCGTTAGCTACAGCGGAAGAGAGAGAAGCAGTAAGTTGAAAAGTTTCGCTCAAAGAGTCCAAATCGTAATTGTACCCTGAAAACTCCAAAGTGTAGTTCTTGTCTACAGATCCTGTCAAAGTTCCGAACAAGGACTCTGAATTTGGCTTTATCCTGATAGACAGGTTCCACGGCTTATTGTCATAAATCTCCTGATATACACTGCTTGTTAGTTCTGTTATCAACCCCGCAGAACTTGTTAACCTAAAATGCACATCATTTGGCCTAACTATGTCTCTGACTGCCTGAACCTGAAAGCTTGCTGGATTTGAGTAATCAACTTTAAGATTTTCTGTAAGCAACTCTGCTTTGTGCATTCCGAAAATTGAAATTGTTTCAAAATCTTTTGAAACATAATAGGGACTAGCCTCTGAATCTACCTTTGGAAAGATCACATTTCCCTCTAGAGTGATCCCTTGTCCTGAGTTTGTTGGCGTGGAACCGGCGATATAGTTTCTAGTGTACGAAGCGCTCCCAGTGTTGTGGTGCACGGTTGCGTTAAAGTGATCGGTGACCCCACAATTTAGCGATTTCTGCTTAGAAACAGTGTGTAATTGACTTTCATCTACTTTATATTCAAAGTTGTCTGCATATATGTTTAGTTTTATTATTTTGTCATCTATGCCAAAACATCTTATAAGATTTCTAAACGAATCCTCTGTCCCTTTCCTTTTGTTAATTTCTGTTGCGGTATTGTAGAGGTTTTGTATAAAAAAGTCCCTTATCTGCAAAAGACTGTAATCGTACTGCTCTCTGTCATCACGATCCAAGAAAGAAGAAAAAAGGTCTGCTCCCCCAAATATACCTCTACCGTCTGGTATTAGTTTTACTTTTGTTGGGTCTTCAAATCGGCCACCGGTGTTCTCTGTCTGATAATCTGGGTCGCAATATGTTTTATTGTGAACTTCTGAATTTGCTTTTGTTCTTATTGACGCACTGCCAGAAACGTTTACGTCTTTAAAACCTTTTCTTTTTAATTTTGGCAAATGCTCTATAAGTGTATATATTTCATCGAACTGGCTCGACATAATTTGAATTAATTCATAAAGCCTTCCCCTATCCTCTTCTAACATAAATGAAGGAAAAGTATTAAAAAGATTGTTCGTGTTCTCTATATCCCAGGCCTGACCCTTTGTTTTAAAAGTCGACAACATGTTTTCGACTTTTGGATGTATCGGCAACATGATTGGATCACCCT